AACAATTTTATGTTTATAATTATTTGTATCTAAATTTCTATAATCAATATTACCACTATCATCATAATAAATCTTCTCAAACAACCTAAACTTATTTCGGATAAACTCTAGTTCTCTGGTTTCTGTATCAAACACATGAAACCCTCTAGGATCATCATAATCATTCCAAGTGATTTCATAAGGAGCACCAAGATAATGAATATTACCTTTACTTGACTTATGGTGATAATGTCCTGAACATACTACTTCATATCTGTTAAATATCTTTCTAGAAAGCCCAGAGTCTGCTACATATCCTTTATACATAGCAAATCCATCAACTTCTAAATGGCCAAAACCAACTTGTGATTTTGAATCTCTTATGTACTCCATCATTATATCATAATTCTCAGAGTTAATCCAAGGAAGAATATCAATAGCCGTACCATCTAGGATTATTGTGGATGGACCCGCATAAGTAAATACATTTTCATAATGTCCATAAAGTAATTCAGAACTATTAACTTTATTTGTATTTCTAAAATAGGTAGAATGATTGCCTACAATAGAATGTAATTCAATATGATTCTCCCTCATAACATCAAAATAAAATTGCTTTACTCGATGTAAGGTCTGAAAATTGACATACTTCCTTCTATCAAAAGTATCACCTAAATCTATTATTGTGGATATTTTATTTTCTTTTAGGTAGGGAAAAAATTGATTAGTATAAAATCTTTCAATATAATCACAAAATGATTGACTATCCTGCTTGCCGCCGAAGTGTTGATCTGTTATCAATGCTATCTTCATGGTCAATTTCCTTCTTCCAAATAAAATGACATCTTGTACATTCAAATGTCTGTATTGTTATGTTGTCTTTATGATCTATATCAAAACTGCAATTTTTATGTTCATAGTCTAGCTCAAACTGTTTACATCTTGCACACTCGTCGAAGGACAGAACGGAATATTTCATTTCATAAATATTTCTAATCTAGACTTTTTCTTGGGCTTTTTAGGTTGAGGATTTTCAGCATACTTTTCATGTGTTCTTAAATACTCCACATATCGTTTTGTATTTGCTTTATGATCTTCTACATTAACATTAATTTGTTCTAATATACCAGATCGTTCCACATGAAGGTATTTTAAATGCATTTGTTTCTTTTCTTTAGTAATACGCCTAACATAGGCATGATGAATAATTTGTGTAAAATAAGAAAAAGGATTCTTAGATTTTTCTGGATCAAAGTTATGTGCATACAATAAACAATTTTCTATTCCATCACTTACTAAATCATCACGAAATGTATAATTAATAAAATTGGGTCTCCATGCTAAGTTCTCGGATATTTTTAAAAAACATTCACCCATATATTCTGTACTAGGTGGATCTGGATCATCAACTTCCCTAGAATCAAGAACTCGCTGTTTCCATTTCTTAATTTCTATAAAAAACTTTTCGTTATCTACGTAGTGTTTTGGATTAGCCATTTCGATTATTTAAAAGTAAAAACGCATACAATGCGATCACCAAATTTAGGATAATGTTGATAATGGGGAAGGTTCTCAAAACAAACCCCTTTGTATTTTTCCGGAACAATTCTTGCCAATTCATGCTTCTCGGCTGGAAATAAAATACCATCACTTCCATTTATTCCAAGTGGTGTATCCTTATCCATAATTACCGTATGTGCTTCTTTATCTTGTGGGTCATTCAAATAAATTATCAATTGCTTATGATACTCGTGATAATCCACATGCGGAAAACATTTTTCCTGACCATTATTATATGTTAAATTTATTGCTCCTCTAATAACCTCAGTACATGTTATTTGATTTCTATTACAAAAAGTAAATAACATATCCTCAAAAACTTTTGCATAATCAGAATTATAATAACTTCTAACACCCATCTCATCTTTTTGTTCTGGTCTATAAAATAATATATGACATAATAATGTATGTGTCAAATCTTTATAAAACAGAGGCTCAAAGCTTCGTTGATAGAAATATGAAATACCCTCAGACCTCTGAGTTAATTCTATTACTTCTTTATGTTCATCTGTTAAAAAATCATTATCTTCAATAAAAAACATTATTTAACTCCCTATTTAACTCCGGTTGAACCAAGCCCACCGCCCCTATCTTCTGTATCAGATTCAATAGTATGTTCGGCTTCATCAATATTAATTAATTGTGCTTCAATAACTGGTTTAATAACCAGCTGCGCTATTCTATCACCTTTTTTAACTTCATATGGATAATGATTGTGATTAATCATTATTACTTTAATTTCACCTCTATAACCAGAATCAATGGTGCCCGGTGAATTTAAAACTTGTAATCCATATTTTGCAGCTAATCCAGAACGTGAACGTACTTGTCCCTCATAACCATAAGGTATAATAGCATAAAGACCCGTATCAATTACTGCGGTACTAAAGGCGCGGATACTTTTATCCTCATTAGAACAAATATCCATCCCAGCATCACCAGAATTTTTTCTTTCCGGTAATGGATTATCTGACTTATTATATACCTTCACTTCTAATTGTTTCGTTTTACATTTACATTTCATTGCCATTTAAACCCAATAGGTGTTGAAGGTGTGCTCATAATAGAATATTCAGTTTTCCATAATGGATCAGGTTTGCATATTGAACATCCTTTAAGAACATAGTGGTCACATTCGCCGCATTTATATCCAACATACCAAGTCGTTCCACTAAATCCCTCATCCACTTCCTTGAGGGACTTCGTATTGCATTTCGGACATTTCTTCGGTTTGCTCATTATTTTCCAGCTCCTTAATAATTTTACGCTTTAATCTAAATTCTTTAAATTTATGATTGCGTTCTTTCTGACGGTCTTGCGATTTAACCTTTCGATACGTTTTTCCCATTGTAGTATCCCTTATAATGGTATTAAGTTATAATCATAATCAAATTTTTCTTTTAAATATATATTTAACCTCTCCTTCCAATGTTTCAGTCCATAATTATCATGTTTTTTCCAATGTAAATCATCAATGATATCATATAGCACTGCTTTATTTTCTTTATCATCCAATCTCAACACTCGACCAATAGATTGTAGATTTCGAATTTTAGCTTTATATGGATGAGCAAAAATTAAATATTGCAAATTCTTAATATTAGCACCTGTAGATAAAACACCCGAACTTGCAACAATAACAGCATTCTTTTCTTCTTCTGTTGCTTTTCTGATCTCCTCTCTTTGTTCAACATCAGTTTCACCAGCTATAAAAAAGATTTGTCTATCCTTTACTTTTTCAAGTAACATCTTTAATAATACTTTCCCATGTTTTTCAATATAATTAAATAATATAAGAGTATTACCTTTCTGATCCAATGCTAAATTACAAATAAAATTATTACGCTTCCTATGTGAAACTATAAAATCTATCTCCTCTTGATATGTTGCTTTGGTTAACGCTTTACGTTCCTCCTCTGGATATTCTAATTGTAAACATTGTATATTTAGTTTGGAAATATGTTTCTCATCCATCAATTCCTTCGATGTGGTCGCTTTATATGTTTTTCCAAACAATCCTTCAAGGACTAGTTTATGTGTTTTACAATCAGTTAATGTTCCAGTTGTACCAAATCTATATCTGCAAGAAGTCGATTTTTCTAATATACTTTTTAATGACTGTGCTGTTGCTAGGTGAGCTTCATCACCTACTATTAAAGAAAACTGTTCAAAATATTCTTTAGGTTGTTTATATAAGCTTTGCCATGTACTTATATATATTGGTTGTTTTTCGTTCTTTTCCTTCCCCGAATATATTTTATGACATTGTTCCTCCACATTCCATTCATCTTGTGATGAATAATCATCAAAATCACTATACATTTGTGTAACAAGATTGGTAGTAGGAACTATCACTAACATCTTATCCTCATCCAAAAACCTCTGATACCATCTCAACAATGCATATATAACTAAACTTTTACCAGAGGATGTAGGGGATAACAATAATGTACGATCAGATTTAATACAATGTAAAAATGATGCTATCTGATAATCTCTCGGAGTAATCTGTTTCCCTTTACAATGAAGATTCAAAGAATCAAAAAATTCTTTAATCTTATCTATATCACCTTCCTTCAAATGTTTTGCGTCTACAATATCAGTCTTTAATTGATATGAATGCTTTTCTGACCATTCTTCAAGATACGGCAATAGTCCTAAATATAATTGCCCTGTCTGCATATTAAATAAACGTATCTTACCATCCCACATTTTCGCACGAACTTTAGGATGGAATTGATGATTAGGAACTAAAAAGGAAAAATATTCATTCAACTCATATGCTATATGTTTATCACATGATAGTTGTAGAAATGTTTCATTTAATTTACCCGCAATAATCACGTCAAATCCCCCGCTAGAAATTTTTTCCATTTAATAGCATTACTAATATTAAAAGAAGCATTCTGAATCAATCTAGCGGTCTCCTCTATCAATTTAACCTTATCTTCTTGTTCTTCTATTTTATTTTTAGCTAATAAAAGTTCCTCATCACCATCTAAAAATAAATCCATATCATTTTTTAATACTTTCAGATCAAATGGCTTTTCTTCATATTCGGAAGGATCAGCCTTTCCGGAATAGTATTTCCACTTCTGAAGTTTTAATATTTTATATTGACTTTGGATAAACCGTAACACATTCTTTTCATCGTGTCTTAATTGATGATATTTATTAGCCAACTCTGGAATTGTGGTGGAATATCCGTCCAAATCAGTTGTATCTATCTTAGTATCGATTTGACACATTTCTTTCAAATCTTTCATATTCATACTACTATTATAATAAATTTATGGGATTAATACAAGGAAGAATATCATCCTATCTTTTTAACGGAAAATGCACCTGTATATTGAAATACAGCATTAACCACAATAGGTTCGAGGGAAGTGGCATTAGTATCAAAATTAATACCACCCAAAGCTATTGGAAATATGTCTTTAAAGGTTACATTATAATTAGGATTAGACTTATTAGTATGTATAATTATATTACCATCAGATTTCAGGTCTTTACCTTTTTCAGAATCATATTGATCGAAATTATCTGGAAACCCTATTGCTTGCATCCAATTATATATCTCCATATAATTCTTTAGGTCTTCATCTATGATAAAGTCAATACTCAATTCTTCGAAAACTAAGTTATCACCTTCTATCGGGATACCTGCAAATGGCGTTGATTGCATTTGACTGGTTAATGAAATTCCGGGCATACCTACACGCTGACAAAAATAGTCCACAGTCGGCATGCGTAGAAAGTTTGTCTGGAAACTTATTACGTTTAAATAATTAAGATTAGTCGGTTGATTTGCGTAAGCCATTTAATTGTTCCTTTTATTGATCTTATATATACTATATAATATTATTATTTATAACACTTTGAAAGGACAAATTATGAAATTGAATAAATCAACTGTCGGCTGGTTCATCTTTCTACATCTAGGAGCTCTCCTAGCCTTTATTCCTTCCACATTTTCCTGGTCAGCAGTTGGTCTATTTGCCTTTATGTACTGGCTTACGGCCAGCGTAGGTGTTTGTCTTGGATTTCATAGATATTTAACACATCGAAGTATGAAGATGCCACGATGGTTAAATTACTTTGTTGTATTTTGTGGAACGTTAGCATGTCAAAATGGTCCTCTAAAATGGGCAGCACAACATAGAATGCATCATCAAGGTTCTGATACTCCAATCGATCCACATAACGCAAGTCAAGGTTTTTGGTGGTCACATATTGGATGGATGTGCTATGACAGACATAAATTTGATAATATTGAAAGACTAAGAAAATATACTAAAGATATTAATGGCGACAAATTTTATCAATTCCTAGAAAAATATTTTATCCATATTCAAATAGCTTTGGGAATTCTATTCTATTTAATAGGCGGTATCTCTTGGGTAGTATGGGGAATCTTTGTAAGACTGGTAGTAGTCTACCATGCGACTTGGTTAGTCAATAGTGCTTGTCATAAATGGGGATATAGAAACTTTGAAATAAAAGATGATTTATCCACATGTTGTTGGTGGGTTGCAATATTAAGCTTTGGTGAAGGATGGCATAATAATCATCATTATTATTCAAATTCCGCTAAAGCTGGTCTTAAATGGTATGAGCTTGATTTAACCTATTTTTTGGTTTATTCTCTAGAGAGATTAAAGTTAATTAATAATGTTAATATTAATTAATAATATATCTTATATTCCCAAGCCCACCAACATATTAATAATAACATATTTAAAACAGCAATACAAGGAAAAAGTTAAGAATAATTGATACCAGCTCTATTCAGCACTTGACGATTA